ATGGAGAGTTGACCGACCTAATGTTAAATTTCCATCTGGTTTTTGGAATCCTTCTAAAACTTATACTAAACCATCCCAAAAAATAGTTTTACCTAAACCTAAAACTAAAATTGTAACTACTGATGTGACACCAATTCAAAATAAACCCAAATGGTGGAAACTAAAACATAATATTGGTGCAAAAGCCCATGTTAATACTTTAAAGAAATTAATGAAGGAAACTACTGGTGGACAAGGTTCTAAGTGGGAACAGAAAATTAATGTTCAATCAACTAAAAAAGTTACTGAAAAGGTTTCAAAAGGATTGCAGAAAAAATTACATACAGTAAAGAAACCTCCTAATGTAGAATATAAACATAGACCTACAGATATAAAACATGGTAAAAGTGTAGGTAAAGGAATCAAATTTACAAGAGGTATTGGAGCATTTAGTATATTGTCAACTACAACTGGTGTTCTTAGAGCAAGAAAAGAAGCAAAGGAATATACAGGCAAAAAAGAGCCAAGTTTCTTTGATACAATGAAAATGATGTATCCAGCATTGATGGGTAAACCTAAAAAGAAATTTGGATTAAATCCGGGTGATGCATGAGCAAAAAAGCTGAGAAAGCAATTGAGATCGCAGAAAAGATTACCGAACTTTATGAAACTAATAGACTTCTTGAATATGAACCTTATGAGTACCAGAAAAGATTCCATGATGCCAAAGACATGAAGGGTAGGCTTGCTAGGCAACGATTGTTGATGGCGGCTAACAAAACTGGAAAGACCTTCTGTGGAGCATCCGAAATGGCATTTCACCTGACAGGCAGATACCCTGAATGGTGGCAAGGTGCAAGGTTCTCAAGACCTATTACGGCATGGGCGGCTGGTAATACAACTGCAAATACAAGAGATATTGTACAGGCAGAATTACTAGGTGAACCGGGAGATGAAGAAGATTTCGGTAAGGGAGCAATACCAAGACAGTATATTGATGGTAGCCCCCTCAGACAGCCCGGAGTTCCAAATGCATACCAGAGTTTGCAAGTAAAGCATGTATCAGGCAGGAATTCTAAACTCATCTTTAAGTCCTATGAACAGGGCAAAATGCAATGGATGGGTAAAGCCGTTGATGTAACATGGCTTGATGAAGAACCTCCGCAGGATATATACTCTCAGGCTCTAAGAGCGGCACTTAAAAGTGGTGGTATAGTCTATATGACCTTCACTCCTGAAAGTGGCATGACAGAGGTTGTAACTCAGTTTATGACTAAACTTGGACAGTCACAGGCTCTTTATCATGCAACATGGGATGATGCCATACACTTAGATGAAGATGTAAAGAAAGAAATACTTGCCGCTCTTCCTCCGCATGAGAGGGATATGCGTTCTAAAGGAGTACCAATTCTAGGCTCTGGGCTTGTATTTCCAGTAAGTGAAGAAGAACTGAGAATTGAACCATTCCCAATTCCTGAATACTGGCCTAAAGTATGTGGGCTGGACTTTGGTTGGGATCACCCGACTGCCGCTGTTTGGCTTGCATGGGATAGGGATACGGACACAGTTTATGTCTATGACTGCTATAGGAAATCGGCAGAAACACCAGTAGTTCACTCTGCGGCAATCAGGGAAAGAGGAGACTGGATTCCTGTTATCTGGCCTCATGATGGTTCACAGCACGATAAAGGATCTGGAAAACCGCTTGCAGAACTCTATAGACGGCAAGGTGTCAATATGGCACATAAGCACTTTGAAAACCCAAATGGAGGTATTTCAGTAGAACCCGGAGTTATGGATATATTGCAAAGAATGCAAACTGGAAGATTTAAAGTGTTTAACTACTTGAATTTTTGGTTTGAAGAACTTAGGATGTATCACAGGAAGGAAGGGAAAATAATAAAAGTACATGATGATTTGATGAGTGCAACAAGATATGCATCTCAGTCATTGCAGTTTGCTTCTCTTAGTCGTGCCAAGAAAATGCCTAGAAGAGCAATAAGTGATTATAACCATTATGAAAATCATGATAGGATGTATGCTTAGAAATAACTTGTCATTTTCTAAGATAAATATTAACACTTTAATATAAAGGTAATTATGGGATTTAATTTAGGAAAATCATTATCAGGATTTAGTCGTGATCTTGGTAAGAAAACAAACGAAACATTTACCGAAGGATTGAACCGTATAACATCAGGAAATGTTGGCGAAGGAGGAGATAAGATATTTGATTGGGACCCGGGAAAAGGTACACTTGGGCATTGGATGGATCAAATATATGGTGGTTCAACTAAACAAATAATGGAGGGGCTACAAGGAAAAGGTGGTGATGATCCAGATGATGTTGCACCGCCTGATTTATCTGCTTATGATGTTGATCCAAATGCACAACAACAGGCACAAATGGCAATGCGTAAAAAAGATCAGGGACGCATGGCGGCAAATCTTGCTCAAGGGCAAGGTGCATCACTTTTAACAGGATAGTAAAGGAGGAATTATGGTAATGCCATATAGACCAAGAAATGTAGGCACAAAAGAAGACGAAGAAGCTGGATTTGTATCTGAAACAGAAGAAGAATACCAAGCAGGAAAAGATGAAGCACTTGCTGGCGGTTATCCAACTCCCGGTAATATTCAATTAGAAGCAGAAGAACAATGGGGACAAGGAGGCTCCGAAGGAGGATCAATTGGGGGTGGATATGCCCAAATAAGAAAAGGTAAAGAATCCAGAGAGCAGATGAACCTTACTGGAGGTCAAGGCAGGAGTCTTTTAACAGGAGTAGTATAATGGGAGTTAAAGCATATCAACCAAACCCTAATCAGACAGGTGGGCGTGGTGATACAACAAGATTCATGAATCCAGAGGATTTTGAAAAAAAGTTTGGATATGACTATACTGCTGATCCTAACTTTGACAGCCGATCTGATGCAGGAGGAGGAGGAGTAGGTGATCCAAGCATGGTTGACCCCTCAGTTGCAATGGGAGGAGGATATTCTCAAAAGCGTATCGGCCCACAGTCAAGAGGTCAAATGGATTTAACTAAAGGAAAAGGTAGAAGTATTCTAACAAGTGTATATGGCTGATCAAAATACAGATATTGTTGCCGTAATCGACAGGCATCATGAGAAATTAAAGAATAAACGCAGAGTCTGGGAGCGAGAGTGGCAGGAGATGGCAGAATATGTCTTGCCGCATCGCTCAGACTTTACGACTACTCATTCAAAAGGTGATGATAGAATGGGTATGGCGTTTGAAGGTACAGCAATGCGCCTGTTAAAA